TGGAGCCTGTAAAATACATCAGGTTAAGGAATAAACAATGGCAATCTACAATTTCACCACAAATGTGGCACAACCTATCAATGTAGGAAGAACATCTTCTATGGAGATAGAGGGCACATTTGACGGAGCAACATTCACAATAACATTGCCTGACGGCTCTACAGCAATACGAACACCAGACACGGCAGCAGCAGTCTTTGAGATAGGCCCCCATGACGTAATAGTAACCCCAACTGGCGGCGGTGGCTCAATGGATGTGAACGTTATTGTTCACTCATCAGGCTACAACCTTAAATACCCATCGTGAAAAAGGAAAAAGAGCCAGCCACAAAAACAGCCAAGAACCCGAACGGAGGGGGAGCTAGGAAAATAATAATAGATTGGTTATTAGTTGATCAATTATGTGAGATACAATGCACAGGCGAGGAAATAGCGTCCGTGCTTGATGTAGATTACGACACCGTGGCTAGTGCATGTAAACGCAACCACAGCAAGAGTTTTTCGGACTACATGACAGAAAAAAGGGGAAATGGCAAGGCCAGCCTAAGAAGAACTCAATGGAAAGCAGCCGAAGAAGGCAGCGCAACAATGCAAATATGGCTAGGGAAGAACATACTTGGCCAGGTAGATAAGCCATCAATACCGCTAGAGTTTGATCTTACCCCAAATTCATCTCCAGTAGAGCAAGCCGCTCAAATACTAGACCAAACATCAAAAGGTTTAATATCCCCCGATATAGCGCAGCAGCTAATTAACAGCATCGCATCAACAATGAGAATCAAAGAAGTAACCGAAATAGCCGAACGCCTGGAAGAGATAGAAAAAATGATGGGCGTCACGGGTGGTTAGTGCTTTAAAGAAACGATTGGATAAGATTGAACCTTTAGCTTTGGCTAATGCAGGAAAGCTAGAAAAGTCTGTTTATGGTGTTGTTGATAAGGTTATCGATGGAAAGCCCAACGTAATAAGACGCTGGAAAGGCACCATAGGTAATATGGTAGCCACTGAAGAAGAACCAACGATCCACTTAGCTGAAAAGCTAGAGCCAGTAATACTCAAGCACAAGAAATATAAATGCTTATTTGGTGGTAGAGCGGCCACTAAGTCTATGTTTGCCATGGACTCTATGATAGGCGAGGTTAACTCAAACGGATCAGGTGTTTTCTGTTTAAGAGAGCAGATGAAATCCTTAAGCCAATCTATCTACAAGGGCATGAATAGCAGGATAACAGCATTAAACTTTGCAGGCTTTAACCCTGTTGAGTCGAAATGGCGTGTAGATCATGCAAATGGTGGAATCATATCATTTGGTGGTTTAAGAAACGTCGAAGACATGAAGTCATTATTTGAGTACAAGTTCTTTCTACTCGAAGAAGCGGCAAACACGTCTCAAGAAGCTATTGACATATTAGGCCCGACCCTTCGAGGTGTACCAGGTGCCGAGCTTTGGTACTTATGGAACCCTAAAAGCGCCAATGACCCCATGAGCCTTGAGTTCATAGCCCCTTATCAGGATGAGCTAGACCGCAACGGCTATTACGAAGACGAATATCACTTAATAATTAACACGTCATACCATGATAACCCCTGGTTTGATAATGATGAGTCATTGGTGACAGAGCTTGCAAAAGATACAGCAAAGCGAGACAAAGGGCTAATGAGCAAAGCGCGGTATAACCATATTTGGAACGGTGCTTTTAGTGATGACATTGAAAACTCACTTATTCAAGAAGATTGGTTCGATGCGTGTATAGACGCCCACCTTAAGCTTGGTTTTGAGCCTAAAGGGGCCAAGATAGCATCACATGACCCGGCAGACGTTGGAGATGATGCTAAAACACTGGCTATAAGACATGGTGTTGTATTCACTCACATGGAAGAAATACAAGCTGTCAATGGGAATGACGCCTTTGATTACGCATGTGGTGAAGCCCTCAAGCAAAATGTTGATGTGTTTGCATGGGATTGTGACGGGATGGGGGCGCTGTTAAGAAACCAGGCAGCCACCAATTTCAAAGGCACAAAGATAAACACTGTCATGTTCAAAGGCTCTGAAGGTGTACATAACCCTGATGCTATTTGTGAGGCTAACGAGTTCTACGGTATTCACGGCAGCAAAACCAACAAAGATGTATACAAGAACAAACGCGCTCAAAACTACGTAGGTATTGCTGAAAGATGCCGCAAGACTTATGAGGCCGTTGTTCATCAGGTGTACTCAGACCCAGACAGTTTAATAAGCTTCTCAAGCGAAATCGATTGCATGTCAAAGCTTAGATCAGAGCTATGTCGATTACCTATCAAACCTAACTCAACCGGTACAATTGAACTTTACTCAAAAGCGGACATGCGAAAAGGCATATTAATGCCAGATGGCTCAAAGCTGCGCATTCCATCGCCTAACCTGGGTGATGACGTGATGATGTCCTTTGATAACGGGTGCATTATAAACAACATAATGAGCTTCAAAGCCCCTCAGCCTATCCGGCCCATAGGAAGAAGATAAATGCTTGAACTAAAAGACATTAAGCGTATGCACGATAAAGCGTATCTTAATGGTCAAACTACCCGCGAGCGGGCCGCTGATGACATGACCTTTTATTGGGTTAGTCAGTGGGATGACGCTTTGTTGGGTGACTCTTCACTATCCTACAAGGGTGAGTTCAATATACTGCGTAAAGCAGGGCGTCAAATCATTGCAGATTTAAGAGCAAACCCTATCCAGATTGATTTCCAACCTAACGATGATGAGCGAGAGGACGGGGCTGACCTAATCGATGGCCTTTACTTATCAGATGACCGAGTAAACACAAGCCTTGAGTCTTATGATAATGCGTCAAGTGAATCCGTGGTATGTGGTGTTGGTGCATGGGAGCTTTATACCGAATATGTATCAAACAGAGCGGGCAATGAAGACCAGGTAATAAGAAGGCGTCCAGTCTACGAAGCTAACAATAAATGTTTTTGGGACCCGAACGCTAAACTTCTGGATAAATCAGATGCTAAATATGTTTCTTTGCTAACCGCTTATTCATACGATGGATACCGCGAACTGATCAAGGAAGAAACAGGCGAAGATATTGGAGAAAAGCAAAGCTTTAATTACTCATCATTTGCCCAGCCAGAACATTCTTACTCATACCCATGGGTACAAAGCCAGAATGAAGTTATTTATGTTGCCTCCTTCTATCATAAGAAGAAAGTAAAAGACAAAGTATTCACTATGCTTGACCCATTGGGCCAGCCTTTAATGATGCTTGAATCGGATCTTGTTGATCACATGGATGAGCTTATTGATGGCGGCTATACGATTGAAGAAGAGCGAAAAATAACCCGTTGGCAGGTTACAAAATACATAGCATCAGGTGCGCAGGTTATATCTGATTACGTTATAGCAGGAGAAAATCTGCCTGTTGTCCCTATGTACGGTGAGCGCTCTTTTGTTGAAGATGAGGAGCATTACGAAGGTGTAACACGTTTAGCAAAAGACCCTCAGAGATTAAGGAACTTCCAGCTAAGCTATCTTGCTGACATTACGTCAAGATCACCACGGCCTAAGCCTATATTCTTTGCTGAGCAGATTCTCGGCCATGAGCACATGTACGAGGAAAACGGTGCTGATTCCAATTTCCCTTACAATCTTCAAAACAGGGTAAGCGCAAATGGTGAACCGTTACCTGTTGGGCCGGTGGCTCAAATGCCTGAACAACCTGTGCCTACATCATTGGTTACATCTATTGAGCTATCAAGACAAGCCGTTGAGGACGTAGCAAACCCTGGGCTACCTCAAGATATAGCTGATCCCGATTTATCCGGCAAAGCTGTCATGGCCCTACAGAATCGGCTTGACCAGCAATCCCTTGTTTACCAGCAAAACCTTAAGCATGCCAAGCGCCGTGACGCAGAGATTTATGCCTCTATGGCGTCAAGTGTTTACGATGCACCAAGACAGGTCTTATTAACTTTGCCAGACGGTTCTACTAAATCAACCGAGGTAATGGAGTCTATTCAAGACGAAGAAACAGGCGAAATGCTTGTTCTGAATGACATTACCAATATGGAATTCAATGTATTTGCAGAGATCGGCCCCAGTTACGCAACGAAGAAAGAGCAGACCATTGAACAGCTTAGCTCTATGGCTACAGCAGTAGCCCAGGTTGACCCGGCTTTAATGAAATTATTGATATTAAAACAAGCCACCTTGATTGACGGTGTGGCTTTTGATGATATTCGAGATTACGCACGTAAGCAGTTAATTCTTAGTGGTGTCGTTGAGCCTGAAACCGATGAAGAAAAAGAAATGGTTGCTCAAGCTCAACAAGGTCAAGAGCCTGATCCTATGATGATTGCCGCTCAAGCTGAAGATAAAAAGGCTGAAGCTCAAATAATGCGTGAACAACGACAATCACAAGTGGACCAGGCCAGAGCACAAAACGAGCAAGGCAAGTTACAGGTCGATGTATTTAGAGCAGAGACAGAGCGCGCTAATGTAGAGGTATCAGCTCAAGAAACAGGTGCAAATATTGAATTCACCAAGATAAAAACACAAGGCCAGCAAATCGACAATGTATCGAAGCTGACCGAGCCTTATAGGGCAAGAGTTAACCACTGAAGCCGACAGGTAAAACGGCAATCTTATCTGTGAGATACACAGAGTTATCGCTAATACCAATGCGAGGCAAGACATGACTGAGAAAACACTAGATGACCTTAAAGCCGAAAACGCTAAAGCCGAAGAAGAAGCTAAGCCCTTACCGCAAGAGGGTGAAGAAGAACTTGAGGCGGACGCGATTGAAGAAGACCTGGAAGTAAACGAAGAGGACGCGGAAACCTCTGAAGGTGAAACCGGTGATTCTAATATTGAAAGCTGGATGGACTCTGGCGATGACCAGTCAAGCGCTGATGAAATTCCAAACGCTGCCTGGAAAGGTGCCCGTGAGCATTATAAGGGTAAATTATCCAAAGCCAAGGAAGAACATGACGCCGAAATCAGTAAGTTACAGGCTAAAGTTGCCGAATTGGAAAAAGGTTCGCCACCCGCGAAACAGCTAAACCGGCCTAAACGTGAAGATTATTTTGACCAAGATGATCCTGATGGTGCTTATATTGAAGCATTGACAGATTTCAACGCGGAAAAACTAGTAGCGAAACAGGCGGCACAAGCCAAAGAAGCCGAATCCAACAGGCAGCAGAAAGCATTTACTGATGAAATAAATGTAGGTGTTGATCAGCACTACGAGCGTGCA